TTTTATTTTTATGTTTGAATCTGTAGTTATACGCAAAATTGATTGTTTTTCTGTATTATTCTGATTTTTACAGGATTAAATGGACGACGCCGAGAGATTTTGGGCGAAGATTGATAAAACTGAAGGGTGCTGGAATTGGACTGGGTATTTTGATACATCAGGATACGGACAAATTAGTATGAGTGGGAATGCGGTTTTAGCACATCGGTATTCTTACATCATTCATCATCCACTCACAATTAATTTACGGGAACACCCCGAAATTTGCGTGTGCCATAAATGCGACAACCGAAAATGTGTTAATCCAGCACATCTGTTCTTGGGGTCGGTCACGGATAATAATAGAGACAGAGAGGCGAAAGGACGAGGAAATCAACCGAAAGGTGAAAAACAACCAGCATCAAAACTTACCGAACAGCAAGTCCGAGAGATTAGAATTAAGTATGCGAATGGCGGTTTAAATCAACGGCAATTAGCATTAGAATATGGGGTTCATTTTGGAACAATCAGCAAAATAATCCTCCGTAAAAATTGGAAGCACATTTAGCACCTTGAGGCCAAACGCATTCTCCCGCCAACACCAGTTTCGCCTTTACCGAGTGCGGATTTTGCGGCACTTACAGCATCCATAATCGCGTCTTGAGCTTTGGGGGCAATATCAGCAACACCCGTAACGGCCGATGACTCCACACCACCAACCAGACGCAAATGACGCTCACTCACGGGTTTCATTTCACTCGCGGCGAGGACATCACTCTTCGTGAGGATACCCGTGTAAGTAGAACTGACTCCCTGCGATGTAATAAACAGACCACTATTCACACACATCAAGCAAATCTCAACCTGACCTGCTGCTGTGGTGTCGAAATTAGCAATCCTAATATTGAACTGTAAATTAAACGAACCCAAACTGCCCGCTGAATAAAATTCCTCTACGATAGGGATATCCTGTCCGTATCTCAAAGCCAAAATAGACCCCGAGGTTTGAACCAATTGTGCCTGTGTATTATAAACCGAGGCTGGGACGGTAGCAGGGGCGACGTATTTGTTCGCAAATCCCTTAAATTCAAGCCAAGTCTGGTTCGTAGTTTTAGCGGACATACGAAACAAAGTCTCTTGAGTGGCGTTCGCCAGCAAACCAGACTGGTTATTCCAGTTAATAGAAATAGCCTCAATAGGGTAGAAACTATCGCTATCACGAGAGGTTTGCGACGTCATCGGCTTTCGAGCAACGATACACAACATATCGGGGACTTGATTGAGTTGAATGTTGTTGCTTGAAAAAGTCTGCGTTGCGGGGACTAAAACATTCGTGGCAGACAGGGCGGCAGCGGGGATAGTGTTAGTGAATGTAGTCAAATAGCGCGGGAAATCAACATAATCCACCACATTTTTCGAGGGCAAAATTTGAGACGGATGAGGGGTAAGCATCTGAAAATGGAGTTCCGAGCCATCAACGGAGGTAACAACCGCGCTGTAGTTAGCAATTTGCGCCACGGAAGCACCACAACGCCACAAGCGATTAGCACTTGAAGAAATATTGAAGATAAAATTCATATTCGTAACCCCATACAGCCCCATCTGGTTCGCCGAGAGATTTGCGAAATGAAAAGGAGACAAAAAGAGGGGTTCAAAAGAAGTGAATGTAAGTTCAACAGTTCGGACGCTACCACCATCACCGATAAGTTGCTGATTGGCGTTGGCGGTCACGGGGACGGTCTGCTGGATTTTATCAATACTGAAAGCACCACGGGACAAAAGGGAGTTATCGGCAGTCTGCGCCCACGAGCCGTTGCTGTTGTTATTCGCTCCTAACTGGTCGCCATACAACTTGTAGGTGTCAGGGGCAAGAGGGCAAATACCGTTCCACCTAGCCAAGGTGCGGTCATCGCCATACATACGGAGCAACTGCGGCAACACATCACGGATATTAACCGAAACGCTGTTGTTATTCACTTGAACCTGAAGGGTAGTTGCGCTCATATGAAGGGGTAGGGGGGCAAGGGCATCACGATTACCTAAATCAACAAGATAAACACCTGCGGCGGGAGTTCCGCTGATAGTCAGTTTATAAGTAGATTTCCAAACGATATTACGGTCAAGAATCGTCACCTCTGAAGGGGTCTGAATAGAAAAAGTCTGGGACGCGGGAGACTGGGACGTAGAAGGATAAATCTGGGTCGTCACATTCTGTCCTGACTTTACCACACCAAAGGGTAGCGAGTCGGTCACTCTCATACGGGCATCCTCCACGAGGACTTTGCGAAAGTCTGCTGAACTCATATTGAAATTTGTTTTATATTAGTATTCCACCAGTTGTTTTTATATATAATTTCGCCATTTATTCCTATTTATTCCTTCTTCTCCGCAATCGCATCCTTCACCTTCTCCAATAGATACTCGACGATGTATTCGCCGACTCGCTCAAACAGCACATCCGCGACGTAGTTCTCTTCGTTCGTGAGGACGTGGTCGCTCTCGGGGTTCCGTCCATTATCGTCGCAAAATCCAAGCACGCGATAGACGCCAACTTTGTAGGGGAGCAAATGCTCGTGGTATCTTGCCGAAAGCACCCGATGGTCTATGTAGTCGTAATTCCTCTCATCCACCCCCGCACACTCTTCGTAAATCGTCTCCAGACTGACGCCATCTTCCAAGTCCTTCATCATCTCCTCCAAATCATCATCCGCACGTGCCTCGCGCCAAGTCATCCACAAATGCTCCATATCTCCATCCGTCGGGTAAAATTGTTCCATTTCATCCATCGCATCATCCAACGAATAATACTCCATTTTGCCATCCATCGTCGTCTTCTTCACGGGAGCGCCGAATTCCTCAAGCGCTTTTTTAACAACCGAACTGGCACGCTTCAAATATTCACGGGCGGGGGTGGTAGATGTCATCGTCGTCGTTGTGTATCTGTCATCCGCCGATAAGTTGAAAATTCATTTCAATTTTTTCCATTTTCAATTGCTAATTTCTCCGCCTTCTTTTTGTCTCTGTATTCCTTCATCGCGTCCAGTTTTTTCTGCTTTTCTTCGGGCGTCATCGCGTCTCGCTTCGCTTTCTCTCGGGCGAGGATGTCTGCTTTGTTCGCGTTGTAATAATCGGTTTGTCTTTGTAGGATTTTTTCTTTGTTCTGTTCGTAGTGTTCCGCGTCGGCTATCCGTCTTTCTTCAAGGTGTCTCTGTCTATACGATGCGTCATATTCCGCTTTTTTCTCTGGATGCTCCGCCATATACTTTACATAACTCTCTTTCTTTTGCTGTTTCTTTTCTTCTGGCGTTAGGTATCCTCTATTTTTATTCAAGCGGTTCGCGTCGCCAATAAATTCTCTTATAAGTCTATCCTCTAACAAATTAAGTGGTTCGCCTATGGTTTCTATACCTATCACTCGGATTGTTGCGGTTGAAATATCCTCTTCAGGATACCGCACCGCCAATCCGCTCCCACTCGCACCCCGAAACTGATGCTGCCTCAATCGCTTTTTGAAGTCAATCCCCTCAATCTTTCCAATATAAAACTTTCCGTTCAACAAATCCACACGATAAACAGGCATAATGAATATGACGCTTCTATACTCATTATACAATTCTCTTTAAATCAATTTTTTTCAAAGAAAGTATCCTAATTGTTCTCAATCCACCCTTGCGTTGTAGAAGTCTTTCCGACGGAACAATATCTTAATGCTCGCAACACATCCAGCGGCCAACTGAAACCGATGAAGATTTGAAAATTTGTCCTTCCAAAAAACCGAAACTTCTACCGCATTTACTGGGGTAGTGCCACGCAAGTCCAACATACGATATTCCGCCGTCGGCGTGTAGGTAATCCGCACCTGTGATGATGTCCCTGTCGCACCCTGTAATTCAAAATCCGTTAGGACTGGTGCTGTCACGTTGTTATTTGAATTCCCGCCAACTGGTTTTGAAATCAATCCGTTCCAAAAGTTAAAAATAACTGGTTTTGATAACAGACTATTTTGAACGGGTAGTAGCGATGTAGAAAATACGATGGACTGGACGGGCGACCATAAAATCGTGGTTGAGTTTTCCTGTGGCACTATAATCTGCGGTATGGCATTCACCAAAGAAGCAACTGGCGTTAGGGGGTATGTCGGCCTTCCTCCACCATTAGTATTCTGGTATTGATTATTATAGGCGACTATCTTGTATTCAGTTCCACGAGCAAGATTTACTGTGTCGTTTCCGTTGAAAACAGTAGGTAATGAGTTCAGTAGAACCCAAGCAGCCGTATTCATATACACCTCTATCACGCGTCCAGTAAATGAATTTGGGACCGACGCATTAAGTAAAGGCAAATTCTGGTCGTAAGTATCATAAATAAAGGGGGGCGCAATCCCCGACAACGCTGGAGGACACAACGGCATATTTATCGTGAATAACTCCGCTTTAGGGTCGTATGTAAATTGCGGGCAGTAATTTTGATAGATGTTCGCTGGGGTCGCCGCGGTGTTGGCTATTACTGGTTGAGCCGCCGCAGTCAATACCGCATTCATCGCAGTAAAAGTCGCCTTCAACGCATTATTCATTATCGCCAACGCTCGTGAAAACTCATACACATAATAATAGGTGTCTTGTAAATTTTGAAACACAAACGGCGCAGCGGGAACAGGCGCAGTCAGGTCGTCTGGGATAAAAATCCAGTTGCTCGGGGTCGCAACGGTATAAGTAACTGGCACGGCGGGAACTGCGTAATCCACCACTTTCATACTAAAAGACTGTATCAATTTGTTCGGGTTAGTCTGCCCCACCCCTAACAACACATCGGGCGACCAAATAGGAAGTGTAGGGCTATCTAGTGTAAAACGCACAACCGAAAGTAGATAGTCCTCTGGATAACTGATAATAGGGTTCTGACGCGTCTCCGTAAAAGTAAGAGGGGGTGCTGTATCCCCTGTAAGGGTCGGGTCGTAATCCGTCACGACGTTAATGTCGTAGTATAAATTATAGGGGTCGGACGAATTTAAATTGCCCCGTGTCGTAATTCCACTCATACGATTTTTCCTTTGTTTTATATTCGTTATTGCGATATTGTTTTTATTATTAATTTGTTCGTTTTTATATGATACGTCCAAAAACATAGCAATCCAAAAAAAATTGAAATGGATTTTCACATTATCGGCGGATGACAGTTCCACAACAGACAATCAATATGACTACAATCTTCAACTGCGCCGACTGCCGTAAGGCCATCAAAGAAAACTCAAGAGAACACGACGACTGCTGGACGAATATGGAGAAGGACGACGACCTCTGGTATTGCGCTGACTGTAAGTCCGCTCATATGGACGAAGACGAAGAAGAAGTTGTCGTCGGGAGCGTTTGCTGTGAGTGCGGTGTTTCAACTCAAGGCAGGAAAATCCGCTCACTCTGGAACAATACCCTCTGCGAGGAGTGCGGAGAAGAAAGCGACGACGACAAAGAAGAGTGCGATTGCTGTGGAGAAAACTTTGAGACGGTATGCCTCACTATCGCCGAAGACGCCGAAGGAGAGGAGGAAAAATACTGCGCTACCTGCCTGCTACTCAAGATTGACGACGGATGCGTCTGGCAAGTCGCAAGTGGTGAGTGGGCGTGCTAAATGACCCGACCCGATGGCGACGCTGTGGTTCGCTTTTTTTTAGCAATCCACCTAATCATCATCCTTCAAGTCGGGGTCTTCTAAAATATAAGCACATTTCTCGGATAAAATGGCCTGTGGATAGTTCTTCGCAATCGTGACCCAGCGAGAACTCAACTTTTTTATCTCTTTCATCATCTTCGGTGTAATACCGATGTAATTTTCTAGCACATATTTCGTGCTTTTCGTCATCACAGACATCGGGAAAATCGTGACAAAATGACACTCGTTCAACATCGAACGCGTCGTCTGGCGGTCGCTGGGAAGATGGAAAGTTAAAACACAACTAATTTTATGGTGTCGTCCAGTCTGGAGTATCTGGTCTAGAATTTTAAACACGGCTTTTCGGTGTGCTTTATCTGCGATGGTGTCGCAATCATCAAAAATTACCATACTATCCGCGAACTCGCTCGCCTCAATCGGGTCGCTAGTAAGTGTATCATCTATCTTCGGGCGTTTTAGATTACGAATATCATCTACACTCACATCTTCAGGTAAAGTGGAAAACATATA